GCGGTCGGATACACCGACTTGCTGATGTACACGTCCCATTTGTCGGAGTCCTGATGGTTGTCCGCCTTGAGGATAATGAGCGGGTCGGCGTCGATGAAACGACCGTCCTTCATGCCCCGCACTTTGAGCATCAGACGTATCGAATCCGCCTGCTCGCTCGTGTTACCCAAAATATCCAGAGTGCTCATCGTCCACCTCGCAGTTCCTTCTCCTCGTTCGCGATTGATTGGAGGATGTCCTCCAGGTCGCCGAGCTCGTTCCGGCTCAACCGGATGCGGCGGATGCTGTCGCCATCATGAGTGGCCAGCACCCATGAGCGGGTGCCGTTTCGGCCGTCTCCGGGAATCCAGCTCAGGGTCACATTCCCGCAGGAGGCACCTGTGACCATGCCGCACCGTCGTTCGATCTCCACGTCCGTCGCCTTCATCGTCTGCCTCCCAGACTCTCGTAGATCAATGTGAAGTGCCTGTCACCGTTGCATATGCGGTTCCATTCGGCTATGCTGCGTTGCATCTGATTCACGTTCCGTGTGATTGAATAGCCTCCTTCGAATGCGAGGCCGCAAACGGTGCAGCGGAACACGGCATCGTAGATGCCGTATCCCGGCAAGTCCACAAAGCTGTCATACTCCCATTTCGCCTTGACCTTGCCCCTGCACTTGGGACACGGGCTAATCCTGTGGAACCTCACCAGACTCACCTCCCTCAAGAGGCGCGTCCAAATCCACCTGTTCTATACGCGCACGCTCCTGAAGGATTTGCGCGTATGTTTCCATCGCGTACAACTGACTTTCAAGGAGCTGGAAAGAACACGCGGGCGTGAAGTCCAACGTGCCTTCCGCGTAGCCCTCAAGCATGTGCGACAGCTTGAAGATACGCTCCTGCAATTCTCGGTGTTCGCGGATCATCCGCTGCTTGTAATCACTCATTGGTTGCCTCCTTCGGCTTGGTTTTGTAGTCTCGGACGATGCACACGCATCAGTCCATCCTTTCGTCCAACCATTTGATGTCCTCCCAGATCGAGGGCATGACCTGATCGAGAGCGCCCCTGCTGCTCAACGCCCATACGGCGCCGTAGTTGGCGCGCTCTCGCACCGCCGTGACATAACCCTTGTCCGGGAAGACATGAGACTCCGCAATCCAGTGGAACGGGAGCATCCCCTTGCGCAGAATCAAAGTGAAACGACTGTGCTCAACCTTGATGAAGCTCCTCATGTCGCTCATTCTTCCGTTGCCTTTCCTTGCATTGCCTTGACTGCGAGTCGCATGGCGTCGTAGTATTCGGCCCTCAACGCGCAGTCAGAATCCCATTGAGGGTAAGAGTCGGGCTTCAACGCCTCGTAGAACGCTTTCGCTCCGGCTACGATTTCCTCGTTTGTGGGCCGGCGCGTGGCTCCGGCGATAAAACCGGCCTCGTATTCCTTGCCCTTGGTCGTGCCACGTATTTCCTCGAGGGATAGACGGACAACTCGTTGGAGGACAGCCCACTTCGCCTCACTGCTGATGATGCTCACAGTCGACCTCGTTCCTGATTGCGAACAAGGCAATCATCCATAGACTGAGCAAGTTCCTCGTCGGTGATGTCGAACGCGGTGATCAGGTTGCCGACCGTCTGCAACACGTCGGCGAGCTCGCCGAGCATGGCTTGGCGGCGCTGGTTGCGCACGTAACCTATCCATCCGGCTTTCGCCTTGTCCCGGTCATCGCCGAGCTCGCCGCCCACGTTCACCCCGAAGCAGGCGAGGCAGTTCGCATGATCATCGAACTCCCGGCCAATACCGCTCGGGTCTGTCGGGTCGCTGGCTTTCAGGTATTGTTTGCAGGCTTCGACCAGTTCGGCGCTCTCTTCCAGATTCTTCAAGGCCAGCCACTTGTCGGGCGTGAGACGGCCGAAAGATTCGACCGAGGGCAATTTCACAATACGATTGCTCATGCTTCCACCGCCTTAGCCAATCGGAACGGTGCAGCATTTAGAACCTGAACGCTATCCGTTGAGAACTGCGGGCGCGTGATACTCCAATTACCGGCATCAATACACGTGAGTGGAAAGGCATTCTCGCCCATCACCCATGTGTTATCGTCCTTGTCCAACCACAGTCCAGGCTTGTCAGGAAGCCGGGGCTTCGGACGGAGTCCGTAGGTGAAGGCGTTGAAGCCAAGGGCGATACATTCCGGCCCGACAGCGCCGTATACCCGACTCCAGAATCGGTTACGGCCTTTTTCCACATCTGTGACCTTGTAGCGGTTGCCGTCGAGCATAACGGCAATATCTTTCTCTTGGAGGTCATCAGCCTCCTCGATACGCTCGTAGTTGGGGTCATCCAACAATTCGACGGTATCGACGTAACTGGGAATGATGGGCTGCGTATCAGATGATTCAGCCGAGAACACGTGTAAATATGTTCGATGCGCGTCGAGTTGCATCGAAAGGCTACATATACCGTCCGTGTCTCTGGAACGCCGCACGAGCTTCCCTATGAATACGTCTCCGTTCTCCATTGTCACCTTGACTCGCTTATCGAGATTCTGAATCTCCATAAGGGTCTTACCTGCCCAGAATGGTTTCTCACTCATTGACAGCCTCCTTGGCTAGTTGTCGTTTACGTTTCCGCTTCGCCTCATACTGGGCGTATTTCTCGGGATGCTCCGACCTCCAACGGCGATGGTATTCAGCCATCTCACGCTGATGGGCGGCGGCATACTTACGAGCCGAAGCCCGAGCCTGAGCCAAATGCTCCGACCGGTACCGGCGTGCATACTCATTACGTTTCTCACGATTACGAGCGTTCCGCCGATTCGCCAGATCACGCAGATGCTGCGCATACTCGGGGTCGGTTCGACGCCGTTCCCTGACACGACAGTTCCGGCACATGCCATCCCTGCCGACCCGGCACATGCCACCGCACCAATCGCATTTCGGATGACGTTCAGTTATCAGGCCGGACAGTTCGCCGCCGTTCCGGCAATAGTCGATGAACTCCTCATCGGTCATGTCATCAACGTTCACAGCCACACCTCCCCATTAGTGAACCTGCTGAACAACACAGGGTCGAGCTTGTACAACGCCCGCCGAAACTGCGGGTCACGGCAGAACAGGATGAACAACAGGCTTACTGCTTCGGCGGTTCGCATCGCGTCCAACCTCCCTTATCGTCCAGAAGCACCCAACCATGTTGGGCGGTGAGAATCGGCACCAGTTCGGGGTGATCGTTGAAACCGCTCACGATGTACCCCAAGCTCATGGCCTCACGCGGATGGGCGTGAATCCACCCATGACATCCCGTATCGCCACTCCCACACGCCAAGATGAGGTTCGACGCCTCATGCAGTCCCGGCCACTTGTGTGACCGGAGTCTGCGATGATGCCGGCTGAAACCGCTCCAATGGAATGGTTTGCCGCAGCGGACGCACCGGTATTGGTCGCGTGCGTCCACCAAATCCTTGACGTGTTGGGACGGGTTAGATCTGCCCATTTCCGTATTCGTCCTGGGGTTGGCTCCACGGGTCCGTAGGCTGCTGATACTGCTGTTGCGGTTGCTGGAATCCCTGTTGCGGCTGCTGGAATCCTTGCTGATACTGCTGCTGCGACTGTTGGAAACCAGACTGCTGGGCCTTGGGTTTCGCGCTCAACACCGCAATGGTGCGGGCCGCGACATCCCAATTCTCATACCGTTTCCCATCCTTTTCCGACACTCTTTTGGACAAGCTGCCGTTCACAAGAACCTTCACGCTCATGTTCGGCTGGGACTTCAACTGGCGAACCTGATTCAAAGCATCCTTCGCCTGATTCGACAAGGGACGCACACCATAGAACTGAGGCTCCTTGTCAACCCACTGGTTCGTGTTCTTATCCGTGTAACCCGGATGGACGCTGACGTTGAGAATACTGGAATCCTGAAAATCCTTGATCTCTCCCGCATATCCGGTAAACTCGATGCTTGGTTCTCCGGCCATTACGCATTCCTCCTGTAATTGTTCGTCTTGTGTTTCTCCATGGCCCGCCTGTTGCAGACCAGCATGTGTGATTGGGCTCCGGCGCAATCAACGGCACCGCATGTGGGGCATTGGGGGAGCGTGATCTTGTCCCCGTGAGCCCACAGGCATCTGGCGCACTTGCAGCCCGGCCTCGGGGTGAAAGTCACTCGAAGCTCGCCTCCACCTTCGTGAACGGGAAACGATCATCCCGGACACTGGTCTTGAAGAACTGGCTGCGGGATTGGGACTGGCATGGGAAGGCGGGGGCGATGGTGCCATCATGGGAGAGCACCGGCATCCAACGTTTGCCGTCATGCTTCCACACCGATTCGGTGCGAGCCTTGTAGAAGCCCGGCTCCTTCGGAAGGTCATCCATCGTGTACGGTCCGCGGTACGCATATTGGAAAAAGTAGTCATCCACCCACCACCCGTCCGGAAAGCCGAGCTCCCCGATACTCAGGCACAGGGTCTGTCCGCCCATACGGTCAGAATCCGTCTTCTTCACCGTGTACTCGTTGCCGCTCTTCATCACCACTTTGTCGCCGGGGCGAACCTTCGTGATATCGGTGATACGCTCACGGAAAGCATCATCCACCAGTTCGATGGACTTGATACCGGAGTAAGGGACGAAAGTCGAGGATGAACGAATGGCGGGAGAAAGAGAGACGCAATGAGCAACGTTTCCCACCATGTCGAGCGTACTGGTCATCGTGTCGCCGTTATTCCACGTTATCTTGACACGCAGCCCTTCCAGCTCCCCGCAGGTCTTGCCTTTCCAGAACGGTTTCTTGTCATCATCTTCAGCCTGCTTGACGGATTCCGTCTCGGGCTTCGACTCGTACACATGCACGTTCCGAGCGGAACCGGTACTGTACCCATCGCCAAAATCCAAGAAAACCACGAGATTGCCTTCATCCTCGGTCTCGATGTACAGTGGCGGCTTATGGCCCATACTCATGATGAGAACGTCCACCATGCTTTCCTGGTTCTTCATCTCATGCAGTTCGCCCGCATAATGCCCGTCCGCATCATCAAACTCAACCCACATGCCCGGCTTCACGTCGTTCAAACCAATCTCACTGCTCACTGGGAGCCTCCTTAACCTTGTCGTTATGCTGTCGATAAGCGTCGATGAACCGTTGCGCCTGATATTCGGTCAACGTGCCATAAGCGACCCGCGTTTGCAGGACGTTGCCGATGAAACCGTTCTCCTGACCCACCGGAATCTTGCAGTCTTCAAGAATCCGGTCGATCTGTGTTTTCTGCTCGTCGGTCATACCCTTGACAGAACGCTTTTTGTAGCCGCTCGTCTCACCGTCATCATCCGTGGTCGCCAGTCCGAACGCGCCGCAAGTGCTGTATCGTCGCGCATACGTCAATGCGGAACCGAGGGCCTGCATGACGCTCATGCCACGCGAATCACCCACCTCGACCGGGATAAGACAATTACTGGCAATCCACTTGTCCGTGCCCTTCTTCCTGACGGCCGTATCCACATACAGGCGTCCGTCAACCAACTGGGTCGGCCATTGCAGGTCGAACCCCTGCTCGTCCACATAGTTCACGACCTGAGCCAGGGTCGCATACGTGCCACGACCGCCCCGAGCGTCCTTCTTAATTACCGCCATGATTCAATCTCCTCCTCTTCCTCCAACAGCTTCCAGTCGGGGAACACGACATCCTTCGGGTATTTAGGCAACCCGTAGGCCCTCATGGCCTCCAACGGGTCCTCCGTGTTGTCACGGAACCATCTGATGCCCTGCAAGGCGTGGTTTATCTTCGGTTCCGCCAGTTCGGTGATGATGGGCGAATCCTCCTGAATCTCGTAGCGCATCCAGTCGAACGGCGGGTTCTTCTCCTGCACGACGAACTCGAAACCCAACGGCCCCTTATATTCGGGCATCGTCAACCGGTAGAGACGCATGTAGAACGCGGCCTGAATGTGATACCCGTACTGCCAGCAGGAACGCTCGAACTCGTCCGGCGACTTCACCGTGGTCTTGTAATCACGGATACGCAGCACACCATCCGGGTCGGGAGTGGACGGCAACCAGTCCGCCTTGCCCTTAATCAACAATCCGGTATCAGGGTCGGCGGCGATCATCGCCACCTCCGGCTGACCATCCAGCTTCGTGAAGAAATCTCCAACCATGTCCCGCATGGCCTCGACCTTCTCCACATCATCGGGGGAAAGCCATACGATATCCTCGCCCTCATGCAGTTTCAATGTCTCCGCATACCTGGCTTTGCCTTCCTTGGTGCGTAGGTTCGGTTTCACCAGCACCTCGGGGCCACTGCCCAATATGAGACTGTGAGCCGCCTTCCCGAACTCGAACTGGGGGGAGGACGAATGCTCGCCGGTCAGATACTGCGAATACGCCAACGGGCTGACCAGATACTTCTTCAACGCGGTCTGGTCCACCGCGTCAAACGCGAAGTAATCGTCATCGGTCATCTGCTCGACGGTCATTGCCCCTCCTTTCTTGCTTTGAGTACTTCCTTGCCTAAAACCTTGATGGTGTCGGCCACCAAGTCGAGAAAAATCGTCAACGTCCTCCACGTCGTAGACCTCTCCGTAAAGCAGGGAACGATACGTGCGGAACTTTCTATGCCGGACATCATTCGGGGTCAACATGAGAACCCCTCGACTGCATGGACAATTGTTCCTCGCGTTCCATCAGGTGACTGTGACGCCAAGTACGCGACTTACCCTGCTTGTGAGAGGCCTCCGCATAATCGGCCACATGGTCACGGCCAACGTCTCCCACGACCTTCGAGGCCTCGTTCCAATCCGAGTACACGCGATCGTTCACGGCCACATACTTGTCAGCGAGATAACGGACGCAATCACCGAGATAACGGATGGCTTTGGCGATGGAGTTGAAATCAGATGCCATCAGTCGGCGTCCTCCGTCTGAATCTGAGCCCACGTCTCCTCCATGAGAGGCCGGTCGATCTCGTAGTAGATGTAGGTCTTCCCGTGCTTGGGCGGGTAGGCGCCGAACTTCATCTTGTAGTTCTCGGCCAAACGGGAACCGAAGTGCAACGCGCTTTTCCTCATCGGCTCGAATCCTTTCGAACGGAGGAAGTCGCTGATGATGAGTCGCGGGGAGCCCGGTGTCTGTGGCGCGGGCTGCTGGTTCGGCGTATATGAGTCGAGTATCTGCCTCGCGCGGTGTTCGAGCTCGCCCTGCGGCAATAGTCCACGGGCCTCGTTGAGCAGTCTCATCTGGTCTGATGGTGTGAGTTCCATGATTGTTTCCCTTCACTGGGCTTGATTGTTTGGTTGTCCTTCTGCGCCGGTGCTGACACGTCCGAAAACCCTTGTATTGGTTTTCCGACGCAGGACGCGAAGGGGTTAAATTTTCTGAGCGCCAAGCCGGGAGTCGAACCCGGTGCACCTTGGAGAAGTCCATGACCATTGGAAGGCTTCGTAGGTGCGGCACCATGCGCTTGGCTGCCACCGGACGAGGAAGTAAAAGAATAAAGAACCCCGCCCGGAAGAATCATCTGGGTTGGATGAGGGTGTTGGAGCCCTCGGGTGTGACAATCAGCTGGTCGGCGTTCTTCAAAGCGTCGATGTAATGCTGCCGGAGCACGTTGTCGGTCAGGGAATCGTTCAGCACCTTGTTCGCGTCGGCCTCGCCCTGCGCCTTGATGCGCTTCGTCTCGGCCTCGACCTTCGCGGTCTCCTGCTCGTTCTTCGCCTTCTGCTTGGCGACCTCGGCGGCTTGGGCCTGCGCGTAGCTGTCGGTGATGGACTTCGGGTAGCGGATGTCCTGCACGGACACCTGTTCGACGGTCAGGCCGATGCCCTTCCATTTCGAGGTGAGCGCGTCCTGCACGGCCTTCGTGTACTTGCCACGGTCGGTGAGCATCGTGATCGTGTCGAACTTGCCGGAGGTTTCACGGGCCACGCTGCGCAGGTCGTTGCCGATATAGTTCTGCGTGAACGTGGTCTGCTTGCCGTATTCCGAGTAGAGCATTTCGGCGGCGGACGGGTCGAGCGAATAGTTGACCTGAATGTCGATGTTCGCGCTGGCACCGCTACGATCGTTGACCGTGACCTCCTTGCCTTCCGCGCTGCCGCCGTCGTACTTGTAGTCGGTGTCCTTGAAGAAGTTGATGAGGTTGTTGCGCGTATCGTATTTGATGACCGACTGCCACGGCGCCTTCGCATGGAAGCCCGCGTTCTCCGCATGGCCGGCGACGGAGCCGCCCATGTTGCGGATGACGGCCACCTCGCCTACGTCCAGCGAGTATAGGCATGCCGGAATCATCAACAGTGCGGCGACGATGATGGGAATGAAGCCGAAACCGGCTCCGTCGCCACCGTTGGCGAGTGCGACGGCTATCATGCCGACTCCGATGAGCAGGAGTATTACGGCGAGTATGAACCAGATCATTTTTGCGTTCCTTTCGACAGAGCAAACGAGAGCATGACGGGCGAACAGCACATGAAGCCTGCGAGAATACTCCACGGGCCCGCATAGGGTTGCAGCGAGAGAATCAGGAACCCTGTCGCCGCCAACGTCAGACAAGTGATTGTCTTCGTGTTCTCATGCCGGTGCCGGCGTTCATCGGGTGAATGCTGCCAGCCGGAGCAGTGAGCCCCATACGTTTTCCTGTTCATGACATGTCCTTTCCGCGTGGCCGGGCTCGGATTCGAACCGAGAACGTCCTTGCCGTCACCGTGTTGCAATGTTGACCAACCGTGAGAGATGGATGACGAGTCCTATGGTGCGGTGACGATGGTGCGTGTCCAGACACCCCGAAGGGTTCCGGCCGATGGTTGCCGCAGTAGATCGCAGTATGGTATTTATTTGCCTGTAGTCGATAGGTGGATAAAAAACGACCCACTGCGGCAGGACTTGTTATTCCTCGTTCTTCTCGTCGGCGCAGTCGGCCAGGTCTTCAAGGGCCTTGGCGGCGAAACGCGCCTGACTTGGAGTGAGGGGGCGGGCACCGTAATCGGTGTCGATTTCCGCGTTGATAAGACCTTCGGCAGTGACGTTGCCGGTGAAGTATTCACGGGTGTGACGTTCCTCGACCACGAGCTTCTGGGAAAGGTTACGATTTTGGCTGACCATTGTTTTCTCTTTCTTGTGAATATCGTTTAAAGGCCCTTTCGGATTAGGCTTGTAATCGCCAAACCACATGCCAAACCCGAAAGGAAGAATGAAAAATGACCGACATCGACGCGCTTCAAAAAGCGGCTCGGGAGATCAGGGGAGACATGAGCTTCCTGAACGCCTCCAACAACGCCGAGACCTGGCTGAGACACATCAAAACGTCGATGGACTCCACAGCCAAGGCCATTGACGTTATCACCGCCAACCAGCGCGAGCTTTCCGACCGTCTGGACAAACTCGGAGTCTGACTCACGACGCTTGGCTTGTTCTCCCCAGATTTCCGCCAACTGCGCGGAGATTTGGGGAAGCCCGGTTTCCACGATCTGAGCCATCCACGTGTTGAGAATGTTCAGCTCGTTGGCAACACGCTCCGACGAATCCGAGACATACGAATAGTTGCCGTCACTCATATCGCCACCTGCCTATCGGGTTAAGTTCCTTCGGAAAGGATTCGGCCTTATCCGCCAGATCATTGAGTGCTTTCGCTATCTCGCGGGCCTGTTCCGGGGTCAGTTTTTCGCATACGGAAAGCGGTGCCGTCACCTTTACGTATCCCGGATGCGCCTCACCTTTGAAAATGTGGGCCTCAAAGGTCTTCGTGACATCCGCCTCCAACGGGTCGTACATCACCTTGCCGATAGCAGGGGAGTCATAGACATGTTCCCCATGCTCATTGGTCTTGGACTTAGTCTTGTACATGATTCTTCGATTCGTATCGGTCCATCATCAGACGAACGTTGCGGCAAGGCGTCTTCCATGATGCTTGCGAGGCTTGCTCGCGTTCGTCTACTCCACCGGGGTTCTCCGGCCAGTAACTGTCCACGAGGGCGATGAAGTCCTTGGCGAAGCTCCTGAGCTTGCGCATGTCCGGTACGATCTCCACTCCTACCTTTCCGCTGTAAATCTCAGGGGCTTCATTCTTCGCCTCGTTGGCTGCTGGGCTACGATTTGATGTGTTCATGGTGTTCTCTTTCGGAGAGGAGGTGAATATGGAGTATTGGAGTAGGCCTGTGCTGGTCGGTCGTCGCGAATGGCGGTTGGTCAACGTGAGCGGAAAGCAGCTCACCGTGGAAGCCGTCAAATCGTTCGATGGGGTGTCTAAGCCGTTCCTCGTGGTGGAAGGTGGACCACATCAGACGATTCCGGACGGTGAGGCCATTCTGGTCAAGTTCAGGGCGACGAACCTGCGGAACTCGTTCACTGGTTTGATTCTGTCGGGCGTAGACGGGGCAGGACTTCCGTGGACGGTTCAATATCCGGTACGTTCCTGAACGCCCCGGTTTGAATCATGTCCAGCCAGTCCAGCAGTCGCTGGTTATCAAGGAACCGTACACAGCCGAAGGTGGCATACGCCGCGTTCCCGTGGTCCAGGTCGATAACCAGCGGCACGTCTTGGCTGGAAGCCAGTATCGACGGGTCGATGTTCAGGAGTTTCCCAATCGCGGTTGCATTGGATAGGCCGTCCCCGGTGATTTCCAATGTTTCGACGTCTCCATCTTCAATCAGCGTTTTCAGCCCGTGAATGATCAGGGGAGGGGAAGGGCCGTTGAGGTCAAGCTGCATCTTCATGCTGTTACCTCCAATACAGGAGACTTAGAAAGACGCTGCTCTTCAGAGAAGTCAAGTTCGCCTTGCAAGGCTCCGACCGATTCGGTCAGCTCGACCAGTTTGCGGTTCAAACGCCTCATGGCTTTCACGGTCCTCTCAGATGGGTTCCGAACAACTCTCTGGTTTTTCCCGTATCTTGCTCGGCGTCTAATGAACTCCTCAACTGGAACGCCTTTGCCGTAAATGTGATAGGAGATGTTGCCAGGGCTGCAATCAAGCAACTTGGCCCATGCTCGAACATTCCCCTCCACCCCATCGACGGTGACTATTCGTTCCAATGATTTGGTGGCGTTATCACTGAGCGTCATCCACTGACAGTTATCGGGCTCGTAGTCCCTGCTGCTGTCGATGCGATCTAACGAGAGTCCGTCAACATAACCGTTGGCTTTAGCCCATTCCTTGAATTTCGGGAATGAATGCCATTCTCCGCAAACCTTGATGCCTTTCGCACCGTAATACTTGTAGTTCGGCATGTTCGGGTTCTCGCAACGGCGCTTCATGCTTGACCAGATCATGTAGAGGTGTGAGCGACTCTCCTTCTGAGTCATGCCGTCACCTCCAAGTCAGGCGTCTCAGCGCCGAAGAACTTCTCATGCATGTCCACTGGGATGGTGAGCAGTTCCTCGAAACTGACTCCGAGCGCTTCGCAGATCATGTCCAATTCATCGACTTTGAAGGCCGGCTGGCCGGCGAGTCGGCGGGATAGTTTGCTTACATCCCATCCGAGTTTCGCTGCAAGCCATCGGAGGCTTTTCTGTGCGATGAAGAGTCGGTATCGAATACCGGCTGTTGTTAGTTTCTGTGTGCTGCTCATGTCTATTAACTTAGCATATGCCAAGTTTCTGTCAAGACTAGACACGCCGTATCGCATATGCTAAGATTTAAGTATGGCTAATCCAAATGATTTCCGCGAAATGTCTGCGTTCGCCTTGGCATTTGCGACGGAGTATAAAAAGTACATGAAGGCGCACAAGGTAAGGCAGCGTCAGATTGCTGAATACCTCGGTTTCACCGAAGCGTATGTCAGCGAAAGGGTCAACGGCAAAAGGGCCATCGACACCAACGACGTAGATGCTCTTGCCGCATTGTCGGGCACCACCGGCCGTTCGCTGATGATCGAACTGGCTCGCCTCACCAAGGAAACATTGCGCCAGCCGGTATCCGAGACAGCCTCGGTGGCGTCCCAGCTCGAAAAGGTCATAGGCAAGAAGATACAGGTGGAGAAGGCCGCTTATCGGGATGAGAACAAGCAGGCGGAGTCCGGGCGTGAAAACATGGACTGACCTCACCATTGAGGCCCGACACATGGGAGTCCTCATAGAGGATAAGGAGTTCGACGGGACGCAGTGCGGGGAATACGATCCCGATACCCGCACCGCGTACATCGACCCCACCATGAGCATGGAACAACGGGTATGCACGTTGCAGCATGAGCTTATCCACGCAAAACACTTCGATGACGGGCTCGGATTACTGAGCCGGGAGAAAGAAGAACGCCTCACCCGCAAGGAGACCGCGTTCTCTCTGATTAATCCCATCGAATACATGCGCACGGAAGACCTGTACGGGGGAGAACCCTACGCGATGGCGCAGGAACTGGGCATCACCGTCGGCGTCCTGTTGGACTACCGGCGATGGCTGCATGACAATCTTGCCGCACGGGCCGCATGATTATGTACCTTATCCGTGTTTCTTGCAATCAGGGAACACGGTTCGTGGATACAATTAGCTCACCAACCCCAATGGAGAGAAGAGACAAAAAATGAGTGAACCAGAACAACCACCCGTATTACAGCAGCCGGTCGAATCGGGCGGTCAACCATCGTCGCGGCAGTCTGCCGATAAGCCCACGCCACAACCGACTCCCACATACGGTGCATACGCGCCACAGTCGCAACAACCGCAGGCCGGGCAATATGTGGCCCCACATCCGCTTGACCCGTACTTTCCCTCGGGGCAGCCGCGCGGATTGAAGCCCGCCGCAAAAACAATCACCATGAAGATATGGCAATTCGTCCTCAGCCTCGCAGGTGCCGCGATTGCTGGCATCATTGTCTTCATATTGATTGTCGGCTTGGCCGCGTCCGGTATCGAAGCAGCCAAGAACGACGCAACCGCGCCTGCGACCTCCGACCCCTCCCAGAGTTCCAAGACCAAGGAAACCCCGAAACCTAAATCGTTGACTGGAATCACAGCCGAGTATTCGGGTTCGACGGCCGATGGCACCGAGATAAATAATTCGACCGAAGGCATAGACGTGACGGCCACGTATGACGATGGCTCCACAAGGGACGGAATATCGGGCTTCACCGTCAAGAACCCCGGTAAGCTTCAAGCGGGTCAGACGCAGGAGTTCACCGTGGAGTTCAAGGGGTTCGAGGCGACCTTCTCCGTCACGGCCGATGAATCAGATGACCAGTTCAAGGCGTCCGCGCAGGATATACCTTTCGATGATCTGGCTCGAAACCCTGATGCGAACAAGGGCAAGCGCGTCCATTTCCATGGGAAAATCGTACAGGTCATTGAAGGTGATATTGACACTCAATATCGAGTCAGCGTGGAGCAGGGCGATTATGGAATCTGGGATTCCAACAAGGTCATATTCGTCTCATACATGCGCACCGGCAACGATAATCGACTTCTGGAGGGTGACATAGTTGATTTGTGGGGCACCACTGATGGGACGATAACCTATGAGTCCACGATGGGCGGCAACATAACGATTCCGAGTGTATCCGCTAGAATCATGCAACTTGCCCAATGAACAAGCCGCTAGGAACATGAATGGTCCCGTCTTCCTGTATTGGAGGACGGGACCATTGCTGTTCGTATGAAAAGTGCCGTGACCCTGCTGGGGCCACGGCACTTGACGCATACCAGACGCTCACCATCCAAGTATGCTTTGCTTATTTCGGTTGGCTATTAACGTTTCATGAGACACTTCAATTATGCTTAGCGGCACGCATGGTGTCAACCTCGGTTCCGACCGGGGCCAGGCTGTTCCCCGACCTTTCCTCCCGTATTGGAGGACGGGACCATTTTGTATACCACTACAATATGATGGTCAGGTGTGTTTCCTAGTGGAGGGCCATACCTCATGGTTCGGGTCCCACCAGAGTATATGGAACTCATTGCCTACAAGGAAACCGTACAGGCGTTCGGTTCCACCCAATCGGAACCGGGCCAACGCATCGCCTTCGCGTTCATAGTATTTC